CTTAAATGGGTGCAGCGGCGTCGACGGCAAAATGGCTCGAAGGATATCCTTTGAATTCAGTGATCTAAGGCGGAGAGGGTTGGAATTCCGACTCTCACCCTCCGCCAGCTAAGACCTAGCAACAAGTCTCCCGCGCCGCACACACCCTCGAAGAACCCGAGGAATTTGGAGCTTTTCCGCGAATATCTCCTGACTGCCGCGGCCGGCACCCCCCCCGTTTTGGTCTCTCTCCCGCCCAAAGTCTCTCAACCTCCTGACTTCCGGAATTCAGTATGGAGCTTTCAACTCGCTGAAATTAAACGCGATTTTCGAGCGTCTCGATTCCGTAGTTCTGGCTGGGTTTCGGTCGGGCGGTGGAGACTGAGATCGAATTGCGTCGTTGATATTTTTGGGGTTTTGACGGTCCCTGGTAGGGTGCCGGGCTTGCCCACCTCCGCCAATCGCGTGTCATGGGGCCGGCTTTCGAAGCTGCGCGGCTATCTTGGCCAGGCGATTGACGCCGCCAGACCGGAGGAGCAGCCTGAAGGCCACGCCGGGTGCGCCGCGATTTATCCCGGAGCTGAGCAAGAAGAGACAATTGATTGAGCCGGAGCCGCAAGAGGACGCCGATTGCAGGCATCACCCTCGCCGACAGCGAGAAGGACGACAAGGCACGCGCCCATCGGCAGGAGCGCTCCCATGTACGCCCTCATCGAGAGCGATTCAGGCGCCATCCCCGACCCCCAAAGCCTTCGGCGACCCTTGGGGCGCGGCCAAGGACGGTAAGCAGTATTTCGGTGACCGTCATCCTAAACTGAGGCGCAAATGACGGCTATGGGGCCGTCGCTCGCGCTGCTCCAACATGCCGCGTTCGATCCCCATTATGCTGGCAACGGCGGCCGACTCGGCGTTTTCGCTCATACTCGGCCACCAATGGGTAGTCTGCCGTCAACAAGATCTGGAAGCCTCGATATCGGATAGCCGCCAATCGCTTCGAGCGCGTGCTTCACGACGCCGGGCGAAAGGACGGGGCGGTTCCCGGGAATGATTACGGTCGGCGCGCCTGGCTTCGCCAACTTCACATGCGACCCTTTTCCGCCGGGGACGGGTCGATAGCCATGATGCTTCGTTAGGGCAGTTTCCAATGCCCGACTTGAAATGGTTACGCCAGGATCGATAGACGTGGGCCGAAAGATTGGCCGCGCGCCGCGTGGAAGGACAACATAAATATTGTCGGTGATATCGGTCAGTGCCGTAATCATATTTGGAGCAACAGACCAATGCGCTGCTGATGTAGTTGCTGGCATCGCACCGTCGAGAACCTGCGATTGCAGACTGAACAGGCCGTCTCTGAAGGCTGCCTTGCCAAGGTAGTGAACGCCCTCGGCGTAACCCGGCGGTTGCATTCGCATTGAGATCTGAAGGTATTCTCGTAGACCGGAAAGAATAGCATGGTCTACGCGCCTAGTGTAGCGAGGCTCACTAAGGCGACGGAAGCTTTCCGCGTTTGCGAGACTTTCTTCTAGGCAGTCAATGGTCAAGTAGCTTCGGCGATAGACGTTTGCCTTGTATGGCCTATATCGATCACTGCTAGTTGAAATCAGCAACCGAAAACCCAAGCTTTCGACCTTGTGATGGAATTGCTCGTGCAGAAAGAGCATATAGAACGAGCTTCGGAGCAGTTGCCGAGCAATGTCCCGCCTTGGAGCCCGGACGGATGGCCAGTGGACCAGAGCGGCAATATCGACCGCGAGGGAGAGAATGCAGGCCTCCCGGATATAGATCCCCCATCCATGCCCGAAGAAATGAATCGGGCAATACCACGCGCAATGCGGCTCGGGCGCTTCCCGACCGCCTTCCAGCGCTCTCCGTCGAGAGCTGTTCGGATCATCAATAATCCGCTCGATTTCTCCCCACCATTCGCGCAGACGTGGATCATCGGAGCCGTAGATCTCCCAAGGCCGCAATGTATCCTCATCGACGGCTACGAGAACTTCTTTGCCCTCCTCCCCAAAAACCTCACGAATCGAAGTCGAATAAATCGTCTCTCCTTCTTCAACCTGTCCAACCCCCGGCTGATCGACATCTTCTCGTTCGTCGTTCAATGGTTGGATGTCGTAAGCTTCGAGCACGTCAAGGATGCCGGACACTGAAATGGGCATAAAGGAAAGCTCCTATTACTCGGCAGAGGCCTAAGCTCCACCGACTATCCAAAGTTGTCGGCATGCACTGCCATACAAAAATTCAACATGATGTGAGCACACCTGCCTTGCGTAAACCGCAGCCCCTGCCACAGTGTGAGCTACGCGGGTTTCGTTACGGTGCCGTTACGCGCATGCCTAAGGACAATATCGACCACCTCCGCGGGCGTGAATGCGACGTCGGAAACCCATGCTCCGAAGCCGCCGTGCGCGTTCACTGCCTCTACCCACTCTGCGAGCGCGTCGCGCTTTGCCTTGTTTTGCGGCGAGTCTTCTCCCTTGATTTCGAGAGCAAGCGTCAAGCCATTTTGTAGTCTAACAATGAAATCCGGCACATAGCGTCGCCTTGATCCCTGCCATAAATAATTGATGTGAAAGCCGAGGTGGTCATTTTTGGCGTAGGCAATCACTTCCGAACGCGTTTCAAAAACGTTCGCCGCGTGTCCCTCCCATGCCGAATCTCCCACCACATGACTGATATGGGACTTTTGCGCCACGAAGTTCGGCTTAGTGGTGTACCAAACTCTCATATCAGCAGTCGAACCTATGGGACGTTCCTCGTCAAACACGGGCTCAAGTTTGGTCGTATTCTGCTCGGTCACAAAGTTCAAAAGATGCCGAACCACCCCATCGATACTGAGGGCAATCAGGATCCGACGCCGTAACGGATCGCTATGGAATAGCGAGGGGATATCAATCCTCTTCGAATTGACGAATGCTTCGACCAACCGTACCAGCTGAGCGAGCAGGTATTCCTCGGCACCATGAAATCTGCCACGCAGGGAAGAGAATGCCTTACGTGCCGCAACAAAGATGAGCCGTTGCAGGCGGAATCCTTCAGGCAAGGCCGCAAGGTCGATTTCAGTGACCTTGCTCATATCCGTCGCGCCACCTAATGCTGGAGCCAGTTCCGCTGTAATTACAGTCGCCGTCGGATCAAGCGTCAAAGGCTCGACCTTCGACCAGTCGACTGCAAGAACGGGCTTCACCACCTGCTCGATCCGCAGGATGTTCGGCCATCGCAACTCCAGGGCGGCACGCTCAGGGACGACATCAATCTGCGTGGAGGGCTTTGGAGGAGGCGGGGCTTCACCACCTTCCGCAGGCTCGTAGATCGACAGTGGCACGCCGAAGACGTTCACATACTCAGGTCGAAAGAGACCGCTCTCGTCCTTGTCGTATGTCACACGGCGCAGGCCGCGACCGATCACTTGTTCGCAAAGGAGCTGCGAGGTGAACGCTCGCAAGCCCATTATATGGGTGACGTTCTTGGCATCCCAGCCCTCCGATAACATCGCAACCGAGATGACGTTTTGCAGATCCTGGCCGGCGCCGTTCCGCTTGCCGACATTGTCGACGATTTCGCGGAGCAGTTCTTCCTTCTTCAGCTCTTTAAGGCGTTCTTTCCGGGTGGCGGGGATGTTGGCTGCATCCACAATCGCCTTCAGGCGCTCCTCATAGCCTTTATCGGACGTCGCTTGCTCGCCAAGCTCCGCCTTTTCTAGGACTTTTGAGTCCACACGTAACGTCCTCTCCGGGGCATGCAATTCCGGCCAGTGAGCGTCACCACCGTTGAAATAGTACTCGATACGCGCTGCGGCCTCGGTTCGGTTACAAACGGTCAGCATCACCGGCGGTGAATGATGCGCTGCCCAATCACTCAGTGCCTTGCGCCAATCAGCACCGAGCAATGTGTAGGCATCCTGCACGAGCTTTGGCAGAGGTTCGTGTGGCTCAGCCTTGCGATTGAGATCCTCGGAAACCGAAGGATCGCGGTAGATGTGATAAAGTTTGGAGCGCAGCGTCTTCGCATCGGGTAGAGCGTCATCGCGCACGACGACGCGTGGGGTCTTCACAAGACCGCTTTCGATCGCGTCATTCAATCCAAAGTCGGAAATGATCCAGTCGAACAGCGCCGTGTCGGTACTCGCCTTTCCGGTTGGCGCAAATGGTGTCGCCGAGAGATCGAAGCACCGCTGGATGCGGCGGGTTTTGTGCAGACGATCGAGCCCCTCTATCCATCGGGTCGCCTCCTCGAGATCGATCCCTTGGTCTGCCGCTGCCTTCTTGCTGATCTTCAGTTCTGCGGGCTTGCGGTAAGCATGGTGCGCTTCGTCGTTAAGGACGATGATGTCCCGGTGGCCCGCTAATTTCCCAAGAACACGACGTGTGAACGCCTCGTCAGATTCAGCGCCTTTTTTAACTACTGAACGCTTTGGCTGCGCTGCTGGCATCAGCGTATGCCAGTTCTCGATCAGAATCTCCGCTTGGTTCAGCTTCTGGCGAAAGGCCTCGGAAGGGCAGAGATTGAACTGATCGTAGTAGCTCCCCTCGCTCGGGATCAGAACCTGAAGGCGTCCCTTCACGGTCAATCCCGGAGCAACGATGAAAACCGCCCGGCTGAAATCCTTGCTGCGCTTGGGATAGGTCAGCGCATTCAGGGTCTGCCAGGTGATGATCATCGCCATCACTGTGGTCTTGCCTGCACCGGTCGCCATCTTGTTGCAGAGACGTTCCCAAGGGCCGCCGTCGCCCGGAACCACGATGCCCTGCTTGAACTCCGGAGCGCCCTCGACCCACCAGATCAGCGTCTCGATCGCTTCGAGCTGGCAAAAGTAGAACGGATACTCGCGCGCCGTCTCGTCATGCCAGTGCTCCAGCAGGCGCCGCGTCACTATGGTGACGCCCGGCCAGCCGGCATCACGCCAGGCGTCGACGCGCGAACGTATCGTGTTCACGAGGTCGAGCATTTCGACGCGCCGCGTGTTGTTGCGGGCGTCGAACACCTCGTAGCTCGCGGGTCTGCGCTCCGGCTTGACCTCGAGCACGCCACCCTTGCCCTCGATCCAGTGCTGGTGTGGGGCGACAAAGGGCGAGTTGATGATAAGGGACTTCGGCTTCTCCATGCCCCTCACTCCAGGCCCATGATCTTCAGGCTTTCGATCCCTCGATCATCGACGATCTTGACGGCGACGCGCCGGTTCTCGCCCGCCTTAAACGGCAGTGACACCGTGCCGTGGAATTGCTCCAGCAGATCCTCGTCAAGCTCAGCCTGGATGGTCTTGCGCAGGCGGTTCCAGCCATCCTTCGCGCCAGCCATAGGGAAGAACACCTGATGCGGCATCAGGCTGCGGCCATCGTAGTCGGTATCGAGCGACCACATGGCGATCTTCGATTTGCCACCCGAGACAAGCTCACCGGAACGAGGATCGAAATAGTCGAAACCGTTGACCTCGACGCGCCATTCGTCGCCCTCGCGCCGCAGATCGACATCCGGTTGGCCCATGAGCCAGAAGCTCTGGTTGGATGAACGCGCCTTCTTCAGGTCCTCGGTCAGGAGGTCGGTGTTCATCTGCGCTTTGAGCAGCGTGGCGCCGGGCCAGTTCATCTCGTCGATATCCTTGGCGGCCTCCGGATCAAAGGTGAAGGCGCAGAACACGACAATCTTCGGGCGCGGGACCAGCGTCTGCGCCTCTTCGATGGCGCGCTCCACCCGCTTTTGTTCGAGAGCCGCATGTTCCGGGCCGAAGCTGACCACCGCACGCTCGCCGGTCTCCAGCGAGCCGGACGCATGGAGATGCCTGCAGCCGGGTATCGCTTCAAGCTCCGTGAACTTGAGCATCGCGCCGCCCTTGCCGCGGATGCCGGTCTTCAGGAGTTCGCCGCGCCAAAGCGCCTGCCGGGATGTCTCGCCGGAGCGCGCAGCGGAGGCATCGGCCTCGACCGGCGGCGTCGAGTCATCGAGGCTGAGCACGGTCGGCGCAGGGACAGCTTCCACCGAGAAAGGCCCTGTGATGCGCAGGCGCGTCTCGTCCTTTTCCGGCTTGTCGTAGAGTGTCTCCGGTTCGGCATGGGCTTCAATCGAAGCATCCATCGCCGCCTGCATCGCCCGCCGCGCAGCGTGGAAGGCCTTGAAGGGCTCGGCTGCGGCTTGAGGCCATTCTTCCGGCCAATCGAATGGCACTTCCCATTCGAGCAGCGCGTCGGCGGGCGCAGCTTCGCCATTGGCGAGTTTGTGCGTCTTGCCGGCCGCAGAGAAGTCGATCCACTCGCCCTTGCGCCCGCCCTGGGGCGAGCGATGGCGAAGCTTCTGTCCTTTCAGTGTTGCGTTGAGCGTTGCCAAGGCGGAGGCGATGGCGGAATGCTTCGCTTCGTAGATCGTGTCGATATCGGGATTGTTGGCGATCGACTGCAGCATGATGTGCGGCACCGTCTGATAAACGAAGCCGCCCTTCAGTCCCTCGTGTGGATAGCGCAGGCGGTAATAATCGAAACTCGCTGTCATCAGCCGCTGCTTGGCGAGCGTTACCGCCACGCGAGACGTGTCACAAGTGATCCAGCGCCGGCCCCACTTCTCCGCGACGAACGCCGTGGTTCCCGAACCGCAGGTTGGGTCGAGCACCAGATCACCCGGATCGGTGGACATAAGGAGGCAGCGCTCCAATGCGGCAGGAAGTGTCTGAACAACGTAGAAACGATCCCCAGCGAACCCGCTAGTTTGCGTATCGGTCCAGAGGTTTGTGATTGGAGCGACAGGATAGTCCTCCAGATAATTGACGTTCCTGAGAGTTTTTCCGAGCGCCAACAACCTGTCCGCTTTGTCGAGGCGTTCCATTCCGGTCGCGATAGACCAATGTCGACCGGGCGACGGCACAAAAGTCTCGCCGCGCCATTCGAAACTCTCATCCTTTGATGCCGCACCCATAGAAACCAACGGATATGGCTGAAACACTCGCCCAATATCTCCGCTTTCCATTTCAGCCGATGAGAGTGTGCGTCGTTCACCAGATGGAAGTTCTGCCCACGTGTACTGGGTAGCGCCGACTTCCCCGGGTTTTTTCAATAGGTATAGAGGATTATACTTCACCCTTGATTTTTCTTTCGAATACCAAATCAGATAGTCGCAGATGCCTGCAACCGTTTTGCTGCTTTGACCCCCGGTCTTTTTCATGGAAATTAAAGATATAAAATTCTCAGGTCTAAAAATTTCATCGAGAATAGATCGGACAGTATGCAGGTTCTCATCACCGATCTGCACGAACACAGAGCCGCTATCGTGCAGTAGCTCTTTCGCGAGTAGCAAACGATCTCGCAGGTAGGTCAGATAGGAATGGATACCAAGTTCCCAGGTGTCCCGGAAAGCCTTGATCATCTCGGGTTCTTGGGTCAGGTCGTCATCCGCGCCGTCCTTGACGTCGCGCTTGTTCGTGAACGGCTGGAAGTTAGACCCGTATTTGATGCCGTAGGGCGGGTCGATGTAGATCATCTGCACCTTGCCGGCCATCGACTCCTTCTGCAGCAGCGAGTTCATGACCAGCAGACTGTCGCCCGCGATCAGCCGGTTGGACCAGCCCTTCTCATGCCGGTAGAAGTCGACAGCCTGGCGAAGCGGCAGGTTCTCGAAGGGCGCCGCGAATAGATCCGCCTGCCGCCAGACCTCTCCCGCCTTTTCGCCCTTTAGCCGCTTGCGCGCATTGGCCAGAATGGTCGCCGGGTCCACGCGCTCATGCACATGCAGCGACACGGTGTCGATCTCGAATGAGGTCCGCTCGGCTTTGCCCGCCCAATTGAGGTAAGGCGCCTGCATCCGCTTCAATTCGAGCAGCGCCTCCTTCATTGTGTACACGTCGCCGGAGATCAAGGCATCGTCGATGACCTTTTCGATCCGCGAACGCGCGGTGTCGAACATCAGCGCAGGGTCGATGTGCGGATCATAGGCGTAGGTTGTTTTGGGCTGATCGGGATCGTTCTCGGGATGAACCATCCCGACTTCCGGGTTGTTCGTGCGCTTGTCGAGGTGGCGATAGCTCACGACCTGCACCGGTCCATTCGAACGAGACGACTTGCGCTTGCCCTTGGCCGCCTTCCGCGGCCGCGCTTCTGGCTCGTCCTCGGACTCCAGCGCGAATTGGTCGTTGTCTCCATCCTCATCGGCGTCATCATCGTCGTCGGTCGAATCTCCGTCTTCGACATCGTCATTGACCAACCGCGCAATCGATCCGCCCCGCCCCCGGCCCTTGACGCCACGGCCTGACGCGACCAGCGCATCCCGCGCCGCCGCATAATCTTCGTCTGACAGGTCCGGTATCTGCGCGCGCACTTGCGTCAACGCGGAAGCATTGCCGATGACTGATCCATCCTCCGGGAGAATGGAGTAAAGTATTTCGGCAATATCTTTCGGTGAGGACATGGAGCGGATCGCGATTCGATGGACAGATATCGGACCGCAGAATAGACCCGAGGGGTCCTGGCACAATCCTCATTTTGCCGCACCTTGGTCGGCCGACGCGCTGCTACCTCGTGCATAGCCTCGACAAATGCCCTCCCTCTGCCCTTCCCAATCAACTGTAAACGGCTCCATGACCCTCGCCAGCGTCAATTCCGCCGCCTGCAGCCCGTTCAGGATCGCCTCGACGATCTCCGGCGCAAGCAGTGTCATCCGCAGCAACCGACTGACATAGGACGGGTTGATCTTCTCCGCCTTGGCGATCTCGTCGATGGTCCCATAAACCCCTGTCTCCAGGAGCTTACGCCACCGGAACGCCCGCGCTAATGCCTTGACCATGGCGCTGTCGATCCGCGGGGGCGGGGAAGCGTAGGCCGGCGCGCCGTCGGGCGTGATGACCTGCTTGCGGCCGCCCCGGCGGCGGATGACGAACGGAACCTCGACCGTAATGGTCTGCGCGTCGATCACGCCGCCCCCCGCTTCTCCGCGCCGATCCCGGCGAGGTCATGGACGATGCTGGACAGGCCGTTGACCCGGAGCCGGATCTTCAGTCCCTGCGGGCCGACATCGACCCGCTCGACCAACAATTGGATGATTCGTGCCTGCTCGGCGGGGAACAGTTCTTCCCACAGCGGGTCGAGCCGGTGCAGCGCCTCGCGAACCTCCGCCTCTGCAAGCCCCTCGATCTCGGGGCGCGCGGCCCGCCATGTGGCCACTACGACCTCGTGGGTGCGCAGGAAGCCGCGAATCTGATCGATCACCGCGGCCTCCACCTCGGCCGCCGGCGCACGGCTGACGGGGTCGCCGTCGGCGCCCTGTTTCATGACCGACTGGCTGACATAGTAGCGGTAGAGCTTATCACCCTTGCGGGTGTGGGTTGGCGTCATGGCGCAGCCGGTGGGGCCGAACAGCAGGCCCTTGAGCAGTGCCGGCGTCGCCGCCCGCGTGCGGCCGGCCCGCAAACGCGGGCTCTCAGAGAGGATCGAGCGGACCTTGTCCCAAAGCGCTCGGCTGATGATCGGCTGGTGCTCGCCAGGATAGGCGGTTCCCTTGTGAACCGCGTCGCCAATGTAGACGCGGTTATTCAGCAACTTGTAGACGAAGCCCTTGTCGACGAGTCGCCCACCGCGCGTGCGGACACCCTCGGCTGACAACGTACGCACAAGAGCCGTCGCGGAGCCCACCGTGCAGAAGCGCTCAAAAATCATACGTACGGTCGTCGCCTCCGAATCTTCAATGACGAGTTTGCGGTTTTCGACCCGGTAGCCGAGCGGCACATAGCCGCCCATCCACATGCCTTTCCGGCGCGAGGCCGCGAATTTGTCGCGAATCCGCTCGCCGATGACCTCGCGCTCGAATTGCGCGAAGGACAACAAGATGTTCAACGTCAGCCTGCCCATCGAGGTCGTGGTATTGAACGACTGCGTCACACTGACGAAGGTAACATTGCGCCGGTCGAAGACCTCGACCAGTTTGGCAAAATCCATCAAAGCGCGGCTGAGTCGATCGATCTTATAGACGACCACAACGTCGACGCGACCATTTTCGATGTCGGCAAGAAGCCGCTTCAGTGATGGTCGGTCAAGGGTGCCGCCAGAGACGCCGCCGTCGTCGTAATGCTCCGCCAGCTCAACCCAACCCTCGGAGCGCTGGCTGGCGATATAGGCGCTACAGGCCTCACGCTGTGCATCAAGCGAATTGAATTCCATGTCGAGCCCTTCTTCACTCGACTTGCGTGTATATACGGCGCAGCGCAACTTACGATTTATTGTCTTCGATCCTGAGGGCTGTTTCATGCTCGCCCCCGATAGTTTTTGAGACCGAAGAATTTCCAGCCATTCCACCTAGTGCCGGTGATGGCGCGTGCGATGGCGGAGAGGGATTTGTAGGGGCGGCCCTGATATTCGTAATCATTGTCACGCACTGTCACGCAGTGCTCGATCCCCTGAAACTCACGAATTAGTCGCGTCCCGGAAACTGGTCGCTCGTCCGCTTTGCGCTTCCGAACGTCGATACGCCCGCCGTCGAGTTGTTCGCCGAGGGCTTCGAGACGCTTCACGGTTTCCGGTTTGAGGCCGCCATAGGCCAATTCCTGGATACGGTAGGCGAGGCGGCTTTCGAGGAACCGTCGATTGTAGGGCGGCGGCTCCGTCTCGAATAATTCGCGCCACTGATTTTTCAGTTGCGGCGCGGGCATGGTCTTCAATGCCGCAATGCGCGCCAGGACGATATCTGTCATCGCTTTCTCCGTGAGTTACGGATCGCATGACGGCTCTGGTTGGACTGAATTGCGAGAGAAGTTTCTCTGCGGTCCGCAGATATTTGAGTTGACTGCTTTGTCTTCAGACGAACCAGACCACGGGCGAGGATCTGAACGATTTCGGTGCAGCGCTCGTCGGCGCTCATGCGATCGGGATGAAGCGGGTTCATGCTTTGAAGGTAGCGATCGCCCGCGCGATTTTTCCCAAGAGGTCAGAGGCTTAGAAATAGCGGTTACGTGACCACGAAATTTCGACTCGACAAGGCTCCGGCGATGTGAGAACAAAGACGGAACATCTGTCGGAGCAGGAAGATGCCGGAAGTCATTGTCAGCTACCGCCATTCACGGTTCACCAGTGAGCCGGAACAGCTGAATCATCAGGAAATATGGGCGGTTGCGCGCGATGTCCGGGCTCAACTGCAGTCCGATTCGCTCAGCCGGACGCTAGACCTGTCCGGGGTCGAGGAGCGCCTCGGCGAGATGAATGTGAACGGCGTCGCTTTCGACGTTTCGTGGGATCTGGAGCATGAGGTGTTGAACCGGGCCGGCAGGCCGGTGATGGGCGTCACCGAATATGACCGGAACGCGCCGGATTGCGTTCTGGTCGCGATCAATGGTCCAAGGCTTTCCGATTTTGGCTACCTCCTGCGCTCAACAATTGCGCATGAACTTGGACATGTGGTTTTCGACGCGCCGCGCTGGATCACGCTGGCCCCCGAGCCGACGCCGGCGTTTCTGGTCACGGAAAGCGCCATGGCGAAGAAATTCGATCCTCGGGAAGTTCGCGCCAATGAGTTTATGGGCGGACTGCTGGCGCCGCCGGCGCTTGTGCGCGTCGATTTCCAGCGCTGTGCGAGACGCTATCGCCTGCAGCATTCGGAACGGCCTTCCGCCGTCATCCGCGGCGCCGCCGCCTATGACGGCGCGATGCAGGATCCGGACGCCGCGCAGGATGTCGTCTTTTCACTCGCCGAGCGCTACGGCGTCTCGGAGAGTTTTATGCGTGTTCGGCTTGATCGCTACGACTTGCTGCGCACCGGCCTCACCCGCTCCGCCCAATCAAAGTAAACCAGAAAGGATCGAAGCCATGGCTTTTGGAAGCTGGATCCGTGAGGAAAGAGAGAAGGCTGGCGTGGCGCTGAAAGAATTCGCTCGCCGCATCAATATCTCCACAGCCTACTGGTCACGGATCGAGAGAGGGCTGGAAAACGCACCCCGCGATTATCTGATCATTGCGGCGTGCGAGCAACTGGGGCTTCCGACGGACAGGGCCTTCATCGAGGCGGAACGTTTGCCGCCTGATATGAAGGAAAACCTCGAGCTCACCGTTTCAGTCTACCGGGAATTCCGGACGCGTTCCGCCGCGTAGGCCAACAAGCCTCAAACAAACGCGCCTGAGATAACCGAACGCGGAAGCGATTCCGTGAACGGGCGGGTTTTGTCTTTTGAAAGTAATTGCGTGACGGGAGATCGAGATGTTGCAGCTTCAATTTGATGAAGAAGAATTTCATGATCTCCCGATTGGCGGGCGCGAGCTGCACATCATGTTTGTCGCCGCAAATTATCAGGCGCGGCGGATCGTCCGAAAACTCGGTTTCGATAATGATTTCATTAGAGATATTGAACAGGACATCCTGATCACGCTCCTTGAACGCCGACATTATTTCGATCCGGCGCGCGGACCGTGGACTCCCTTTGTTTTGAGAATTGCCGCCCAGGCGGCGCAGGGGGTTGCAGACCGACTCTCCCAGGAAAAGCGGACTTTTGAATCGCTTGACGAGACTGAAGACGAGCAAGGGCTGACGCTCCTTGAAGGCATAGAAGATTTATCGAACCCCTCGGAAATCGATTTCCTTTATCGATTGACTATTTCGCGGGCCACTAAAAAATTACCGCCGGAGCTTCAAATTATCCTTGAAGCGGCGCTCGAGGCAGAGGGCGAACTGGCGGAAGCCCAGCGTGCGCTCGGCCTTTCCACCAGCGAATTCTACCGGCGGCTCAGAGAATTACGTTACCGCCTCGTGATGCTTGGCCTGGCGCCGCGGAGAATGATCGCCGGCCTGTGACCTCCTGGGAAAATCCGGGGCCTCGATCGCTACCTTCTCAATAGGCAGCAGAGAAGCCCCAAGGCTCCTTCGCTGATCTTGCAGACATCGCTGGAAATTGACGACCGATCATAGCGTCGGGCGAATGGGAGAGGCTTTTCGAGATGAGGCTCATTGAAATTACCATCGACCACCGTGAGATCCCGCTCGACGAAAATGGATTCGTTGACTGGCTGATTGATGCGCAGGCAGGGACTGGCGCCGCCTATTATCGTGGCAACCTTGCGTATGACCGCTGCGAATGCACAAAGGTTCACACTCCAGAGAAGCGCCGGCGCCTGATCACGATCGCAAGGCGAGCGCTTGCCGCTGAAGCGAACGGACAGGTGCGGCTCGTCCAACGCCGCATTTCCGAAAGCGATTACGTCTATCTCGCTATACGCACATCGCAGGATCTGCACGCCCTCGGCTGCGCGAAACGCTTGTCCGTCCTTGTCGGCTGAGGGAGGGGCCGGTGACCATCCAGAACGGCTTTGATCTCCATGGCGTCAGGCACCTCTCGGCGTCTTCCCTGAACCTCTGGGCGGCGGAACCGGCGCTGTGGGTGATGGAGCGGCTATTGAATCGCCGCGGTCCCGGCAACGCGCTTATGGCGCGGGGCAAGGCGGTCGAAGAAGGCGTACACGCGGGACTGATCGATTCGACGAAGACGCTGGAGGATTGCGTAGCGTTGGCGCTTTCCGCCTATGACCGGGAAATGGCGCTGCTCGCTGACGAGAAACGCGACAGCGAACGCCAGAATATCCCCGGCTACGTTGAGCACGGCCTCGCTGAGCTTCGCCAATATGGCGTGCCGACCGCTTACCAGGACAGGGTCGAATATCGTCTCGACGATGTGCCGGTCCCTCTAATTGGCTTCATTGATTGGCGATTCGACCAGCACGGTCTGATCGTCGATCTCAAGACCAGCGAACGCTTTCCCTCCGCTATCTCCCAATCGCACGCGCGACAAGGCGCCATCTACGCCCGCGCGCACGGCAATTACGGGATGCGTTTCGCCTATGTGAAGCCGTCCGCCGGCAAGAAAGATGGCCGCGCCGTCACCGTCTATGAACTCGGGCGCGAGGAAATCGATCGTCAGATCATCGCGCTGAGGCAAATCGCGCTACGCCTCGAACGCTTCCTGCGCCTGTCTCGGGACCCGCAGGAACTGAGCAACCTCCTCGTTCCCGATTATGACGGCTTCTACTGGAGCAACCCTGTAACGCGCGCACACGGCGCGGAGATTTTCGGTTTCTAGAGCAATGGAAAAAGGAGAATAGTGATGGGTCTCAATATCGGCGCCACTGGCGGCTTCAAAACATTCATCAAGTACAACGCAAAAGCCGGACGCTGGTTCCTTCGTGATGGCGGCGGCGATGGCGACAGAGAAATCCCGATGCCGCTCGGCTTTGTCGCCGATATCGATAATATCGCAACTGGCTGGATGAAGTTTCAGGAGGGACAGGCGCCGCAGCGGCGGTTTGACCCCGATCTGCAAACGCCCGCGCCGTCACCAGGAGAGGGGTTCAGGCGCGGCTTCGTGATGATGGTCTATAGCCTGAAATTTCTGGGCGGCGCAGCGGAGTTTGGCGGCAACTCGATCCATCTCGCCAATGCGTTCAAGGATGTCTACGCGGAATGGGAAGCCGGGCGCAGCGCGAATCGCGGCAAGCTTCCTGTTATCACCTGCGAAACGGCCGAGCCGATGAAAGATCGGCATGGCACCAATTACCGTCCAAAACTCGTTATTGCGCAGTGGGTCGATCGCCCGAACGATCTGCCCAACGTCAGTCCGGTGGAGGCGGACGAGGTGTGGCGCGGCGGCGCGACGCAGGCGCCAGCAAGATCGCCCGCGCAACATGTGCCGCCTCCTTCGCCAGTTGCAGCGGCGTCGGCGCCGTTGTCGGAAACTATTTTCTGATCCGTCCCGCAAACCCGGGAGAGCCTCGGCTCTCCCGCCTTTTCCCGGTCCCGCCGCGAGCCTGCAATGGAAACGACGACTGTTGCGCCCATTCTACAGCCGAATATTGATGCGATGCGCCGGCACCTTCAGCATCTCTTCGGTGGGCTCGACATCGCCTATGATGACGCCAAGGTAGAACTGGCGTGGACCGACGGTTACGACGGTCGTCTGAGCCATGCCGAAATCTTCACCGTCGCTACCCTCGACAAGCTTCTCGAGCGCGCCGTCGTCGAAAACAGCAAGGAGGGCCAGAATGTCTATATCGGTCAGGCGTTGCGTCATCCCAACACCGCGCCCTTCGGTCGGGGAAGCGACAAGGATTTTTACGCACTCACCGCCTTCTATGTCGATATCGACGATGATGTCGTGCTTGAGGCGGCGGAGAAATATCGCGCCCGCTGCTGCGCGCCGACCGCCGTCATCTTCACAGGTCTGACGCCCCATCCCCGCGCGCAGATTCTGTGGCGACTCGATCATCCTGTCACCGATCCGAATCTGTGCCGGACACAGAACAGCGCGCTGGCGTTGGCGCTTGGCGGCGACGTCATGGTGGTCAATCCGGGGCGCGTCATGCGGCTTGGCGGATCGATTGCGTGGCCGCGCAAGAAGGGGCGCGTGCTTGAACTGACGGAGTTTTACGAAAACAACGCCGGCGGACCCAATTCTTACAGCCCGGGAAGAATTGCCGAGGCTTTTCCCCTCGCACAACCGGAACTGGCGTCGCCGCGTTCCCGTGTGGCTGCCGCGCCTGCTACAAACCCAACGCCGTCTGCCGCGTCCAGCCAGGATAATGTTACCGTAGCGGCGCCAGTACAGGCCGCCGTTGGCAGCGACCTCCACATCGGGACCAATGGCGTCTCGGTCGACGCTTGCATGGCGCGCATTCGCTCGGGCGACCATTGGCACGATAATATGCTGCGGCTTGTCGGCCATTGGGTCTCGCGCGGCTGGAGCGATACGGAAATCGCCGCCGCCGCCGAGGCGATGACACTGCCGGGCTATACCGCTGCGCAGACCCGGCGCGAAGTCGCCGTCATGATCGCTGGCGGGCGCGCCAAATGGAATGCGCCCAATCCGGTGATTGTGATCGATCATGCATCGGCGCCAGCGCAGACTATGACGCCGCTCACGCCAACCTTTCTCGACAGTCTCAACATCGCCATGCTGCCGCGCCGGCGCTGGCTGCTGGGCCGCGCACTTTTACGCGGTCATTTGACGCTGCTTGTTGCGCCTGCGGGTGTCGGCAAATCCACACACGGCGTCGCCCGCGCCGTTGCGCTCGCTACCGGTCGCGACATTACAGGCGAGCCTGTTCATGAACAGGTGAAGGCGTGGGTCTACAACACCGAAGACGACTCCGATGAGCTGAAGCGCCGACTTGGGGCCGTAATTCAGCATCACGCCATCCCGTTCGCGGAAATTAGAAACAGGATCGCGCTCAACTCCGGCGCCGATCGGCCGCTGCTTCTCGCCCGCGCCGATAAAAGCGGCATGGTTATCCGTCTGCCCGATGTCGATGCATGTATCGAGAAAATCCGGGAAAGCGAGATCGGCGTCTTTATCGTCGACCCTTTCGTCGAAACTCACGAGGTGAACGAAAACTCCAACGAGCAGATCAAAGTCGTCGCCGCCATGTATCGCGAGATCGCACGGGCGACCCATTGCGCTGTTCTTCTCGTCCACCACACCGCCAAACCGCCACAGAGCGCGAGCGATGGGTATGCCGGCAACATGAACGCGGCGCGAGGCGCGAGCGCGCTGGTTGGCGTCGCACGCGTTGTACAGACGCTATTTGGTATGAGCGAGCGGGATGCGGACTGGTATGGCGTGGCGCCCAAGGAACGACATCTCTATCTGCGGCTCGACGACGCCAAGGCCAATCTTGGTCTCGTTAGCCCCGACGCGCTCTGGTTCAAAAAGATCGGCGTCGATCTCGCCAATGGCGATCAGGTCGGCGTGCTGGAGCCGGTGCAACTCGAAGCGATCGATGTCGATGAAGATGGCGCCGACGATCAGTTGATGAAAACGATTGCAGCCTGTCTTCTCGCCCGCGTCAAAGGCGAAGAGATCAGCGTCAACGCTGCGGCGAAACTTCTCGCCTGGTCGGACGACAAACGCTTCACCCGTTACCGCCAGACCGACGCCAAGGGACATCAGCGCACCAGCGCGACGCTGCGGCGCGCGGTCACTGAAGCCGGCGAGACGGAGACAAGCATCGTCTCGGAGGGCGCCGAGCGAGGCTTCTCGCTGCGACACGACGAGCAACGATCCTTCCTCAAACGCTTCGAACGCCCTCTTGCAACCGGCGGAATCGGCGCCGATGCGACAACACGAAAGGCGACGCCATGAATGAGTTTCAAGAGCCGTGTGCCAGCGCGGCACACGCTGGCACACGGTGGCACACAAGAAAAACCGGGACTTTGCGGATGATCTACGAAATTCGTGGCACACAAATTGGCACACGGCGCGCGATGGATGTTTCGGACGCGCGTAGCGCTTGTGTTCAAGTCGAAAATAGACGCCAAAACGACGCCAAAAGCATGCTCTCGCCGAAACCGTGTGCCACGCGTGGCACACGCTGGCACACAAGGAAAACCGGGCGTGTGCCACGATTTTGTAAAATGCGTGGCACACGATTTGGTAAGTTATTGAAAAGATTGCGTGTGCCAATGTGCCAAAAAACCACCCCCCTAAAGGGGGGTGATGCGGCGTGGCACATGCCGTGCCGCATCCCCCTTTCGGGGCCCCGTTCGCCGCGCTTTGTCGCGCGCTCGGCGTCGGCCCCGGGGAGCGCGTCATGAGCCGCGGGGCCGTGCGCCGGCGCGACGCCGGTTTCGATCTCGCAGCCAGTGCATCGGCGCCGGTTGAGGTGATTATCCGATCGATGGTCGATCGACTTGCCGGGGTCCGCGCCGCGATGGAGCGGCGTTGGGGCGTCGGTCGGTTGCGGCGTCTCGCGCCTGATCCGCTGCGCCTGCGCTTCGACGAGCAGCAGGCGCGCGTCGAGGCGGCTGTGGCGAGCGGCGAGGAACAGTTCGTCCGGATCCAGACCGAGGCGATGCAACGCGCGTGGGAAACGCTCGAACGCGCCGCAATCGAATCCGGCGCTGAGCCAAAGGCGGCGGAGGTGTGGGAGCTTGTGCTGCCCGGCAGCGGCGAGCTGATCGCGATCGTGCGGGACGCAGCCCATTCGGAAACCGTCCCGCAAGGCCTTCCCGCCTTCACGCTCGCCGAGATCGGGGGGCTGATCGAAGCGCTCGGACCTGAGGCGCTCGAAGCCAAACGCGTTTTTCCCGGCGCGGTCGTCACCGGCGTGCGCACCGACGAACCATTCGATTGGTCGAAAGGAGACGACATCCCGTTCTGACACGCTCCAACACGTTCGGACGACGGCAGCCGAAGCAATGCGACCCGCTGTGGCCGCCGCCGTCCTCCACCACCGATGACCCCCAACAACGGAGACCAACCATGGCTTCGATGACTTCCGCTTTGTCCGCACCGGAATCAACCCCAAAGATAGCTGGCGCCCTGATTTCCCGGGCCGGCGCAATCCTCGCGCTCGACCTTGGAACCACGACCGGCTGGGCGCTAATGCCCGAAAACGGTGTCGCAACGAGCGGCACGGCGGTGTTCCGCCCGAGCCGCTACGACGGGGGCGGCATGCGCTACCTGCGCTTTCGTGGATGGCTCGAGGAACTGCGCCGCTACGCCGGCGAAATTCATTCGATCCATTTCGAGGAGGTGCGGCGTCATAACGGCGTCGACGCCGCGCACATCTACGGCGGCTTCCTCGCGACGCTCACTGGTTGGTGCGAGCATCGCGGGATCCCCTACGAAGGCGTCCCGGTCGGCACGATCAAGAAATTCATCGCCGGCAAGGGCAACGCTGGCAAGGAAGCGGTGATTGAGGCTGTCAAGGCGCGCGGCTTCGCGCCGGCGGACGATAACGAAGCAGACGCCATCGCCATCCTGCTTTGGGCCATCGAGACGAAAGGCGGCGCGCGATGAACGCGATCAAAACGCTCGACGACGCCGTGTTCGTTCTGACGCAGCGCAGCGCGGCCTACGGCGATCCTGTCGACTCGCTGGGCGCTATTGCGGCGCGCTGGTCGCTGACGCTGGGTATGACCGTGACGCCTGCGCAGGTCGCGCTGTGCATGATCGATCTGAAACTGGCGCGGCTCGGGCACGACCCGACACATCGCGATAGCGTGATCGACGTGATCGGCTACGCCGCGCTGCTCCCGGAGGTGACGCCATGAAATGGCTCCCCCAGGGCTATGGCGGCGAACGACGTCCGCCGGAGGAAGTGAAACGTGACGGCTGGCACGATCAGGGGTTGCTCGCCGTCTCTATCGACGATGAGCGGCTGACATGGCCCGAGCGCGAGCTCGTAAAGCAGTTGGGCGAAAAACTTTATGGCAAACGCCGAGAAACGCAGGAGTGGGCGCGATGAGGGCTGGACGCAAACGCAAACCCGGACTTCGCTATCCGTGTGGTAAGCTGAAACGCGAGGAAACTGAACGTGAAGCAATGGCGACAGCGCTCGGGGCCCGGCAGCGCCACTATGGCGTGAGCGCAAAACAGGCGCGAGATTCACGGCTTGGCTCATCACTCGGTCGGCTGAACCTGCAGTCGCTCATCAGCGACCTTCAATTTGACGCAGGAGTTCGATTTGCCGAGCTCTATCACGCGCACCATTCGATCCTCGGCCTGCCAATACCAAACACGAGCGCAGTTGCAGGCTTGATGATCGCGGCGGGGTTGATGGGTGCATCTCACTCGTCGGAAATTGACGCGGAAACCATTGAACGATTACGAAATCGATTCAAATCAACGACAGATGCCCTTGATCAGTGCGACAGGGATCACCGCATGACACGAGGCCGGAAGCCCTCGCTGCTACTTTTCAGGGTTGTTTGTGCGGATGAAGATACGACCCTGTGGCCCGAATGCGACCTCGGAAATCTCAGAGTCGCACTCAACACGCTGATACGCGTTTTCAGGTGTTGACAGGATTCTCGAACAAGCGTAAAAATTGGTTATATTGAAAAGTTAGAAATGCGCCCGGAGTTTACAGCTTCCGGGCGTTTTCTTTTTCCGGACCACCCTCATGCACATCGTCGTCTCGTTTCGCGATCAGGCGCTATCGCGCTACGCGGCGCGGCTCGACGCGCTCTCGAGCGGTGAAGGGCGCGGCGTTCTCGCGCAGGCGCTGAACGAGGGCGGACGCGCGGTGCGTCAGGCGACGGTGGCGGCGGAAACGGCGCAAACTGGTCTTCGAGGCGAAACACTGGAACGCGCGCAGCGTGAACTACCGGCTGACGCGGGGTCGCTCAGCTACACGATCTGGTCAGAAGGCGGGAACGTTCGCCTGAAATACTTCGGCGCCATGGAAGGCGGCGGTGGCGTCACCGCGCATCCATGGAACAGATCGACCTTTTACGATCGCGCCTTCATCACCTCAGGCCCACGCGGACGGCGTGCGCCATCGCCCAAGCTCGGCGGGCACGTTTATCGGAGTGTTGGCGGTAGTCGTCGTTGGGGCGGGCCGATCAGCGTCGTTCGTTCGGGCCTGTTCATTCCAACAGAGATGACGAGAGGCCAGACAGCGGCGGCCTTCGACCAAGGCGCGGCCAGCGTGCTGGCGACGACGTTGGTGGCGCGCTTAGGCGCGCTGCTGCCGTGAGTGCGGCGTTATCAGAACATGCTGGCTGAAGCCAGAAACGTGTTGCTCGAAACATTGCTGACCGCGACCACGATCTCATAAACGAAGGTCGAAGAGACGAGACCGAAGATGCTGGTTGAAAGCAGAA